CCTGCCGCGCGTAGTCATTGTCCCGGCACAACTGCCGCGCACGATCGCGTAGCTTCTGCGCGCTGCCGTAAATCTCACTGTCGGCGCTGGTGTTGCCGGTCACCCAATCCGCAGTCAGCCTGCTGAACTGCGCGCCTTGGTACATCCGCCGCCGCGGTGCTGATGGTGTCGCCTGTTGCCTGCGCTTCTTGGCCATCAGCTGAACCTCACGAATAGGTTGTGGGGATTGCCCAGACCATTGGCCGCCAGCTCTGCCGCCTGCTCGCGCTTCACGTCGGACTTGAGCTTGGCCTCCAGCTGCAGCAGCTCCGTTAGCGGCAGCTTCTTGAGCCGCCTGCTGCCGATGGTGTACTCAGCGACCGCGCCGCCAGACACCATCGCGCGGATCGCAGCCTGCACCGCATCAAGATCCTGCTGCGCTTGGCTGCGGCCATCAAATGCGCCTGGCGTGCCGGCATAGTTCAACGCCGCCAGCACCTCAAGCTGGCCAGCGCCGAGTGTCAGCTTCTCGCTGCCGGCAGTTGCAATCGCCTGCCAGTACCACTGCCCTGCGTCGAAGCCGGCACTCGTGGCCGCGGCGATGGTCAGCTCCCAGCCTTGGCCGTATGCGGTGCCAGCGATCGTTGCGCCTTCGCTTGCAGTATTGGTGCGCAGGTAATACGTCAGCGTCCAAGTGCCGCTTGTGACGGCATTGCCGAACGCATCCACGCTGGCATCATCCCGCCACTTCACCGTGTCGCCGGCTCGGATTGTCGCAGGGATGTTCACTGCTACCAGTTGCTAAGGAAGGCTGACCCAGCCTTAGCTGATCTTAGCGATGACTTAGCGCGTGCTTCTGCTGGCTTGTCGAGCTGGTCCCATATCGTCTTTCGGTCGTAGCGGGTGTAGAGATGGCACAGCGCCGCATAGGCATAGACAAGGCAGTCGAGCGCCTCGTTTCGCGCTGATGGCTTCTTGACCCATTCGCGCACCGGGAACCCTGAGCGGTTGTATCGCAGCACCTGCTTCTCCGCGGTCAGCTGCTCGAAGTAATCAACCGTTGCATCCATGTGGAAGTGCAGGTAGCCGGGCCCCGGATCGCTATGCCTGATCCGACCAAACAGCGTGGTCTTGATCGTGTCGCTGCCGACCGGATGCACCACCGCGCCGCGCTTCATGGTCTGGCCTTTGGCGTTGAGATCCACCCGGCTGCCCTTGCCGATCGGTGGCTTGCCGCGCTGGCTGGCGCCTTTGATTGCAATCACGCCCTGCCTGCCGCGCTCGCGTGCGTACTGGTAAACCTCAGCTGTGAAATGGCCCCCGCTGTCGATCGCCACCACATGCGGCCGGATGCCATGCCCCTGCGCGTGCGGCCACTCGCGCAGCACCATCTGGTCCAGCTGCTTCCAGAGGTCTGCGCGGCTCGGGTCGCCGTGGATCTCCTGATGGTCCAGCAGCCAGCCTTCCTCGTCGCGGCCCCATGCCCAGACGCTGATCGCCAGTCGGTTGTCCTGCACGTCAACGCCGACCGTGATGGCGGATGCACCATCTGGCACAGTGCCGGGCTTGTAATGCTCGCAGCGCTCCATCAATCCAGTGGCGCTCACCTTGCTGGCGTAGTCCTCTGCGAACGTCTCAGCTAGGCGCGTATTAACGAAGCTCTTGAGCATCGGCGCATCAGCTTTGCTGCGCATGAACTCGTCAACCATGTCGCCCCAGCTCAGCCAGCCGAGCGGTGAATAGAGTCCACTCAGCTGAAACCCAGCGGTCTTGCCGCCATCGCCAGGTGCAGTGGCGCGCCATTCACCGCCACGCAGTAGGGCAGGCTTGTGCAGTTCTCCAAATCGCTCTTTGCACGCCTCGCATTCGTACGCCGCGCTGCTCGGATCATCCTTCTCCCACTTGAGCTGCGACCACTTCAGCCATTGCATCGCGCCGCAACTTGGGCATGGCACAAAGTAACGGCGCTGATCACTGCGTTCATACTCCGCCTCGATACGACTGAAGTCCTTGATGGTCGGCGTACTGGTCAGCAGGATCTTCCGCCGCGCGAACGTCGTCGCCCGCTTCTCAGCCAAGCTGACCGGATCGCCCTCGCCGTCAACGTCCAGCGGGAAGGCATCCACCTCGTCGAGGAAGATGTAGCGGCAAGGCGTCGACCGCAGTCCGGTGGCTGAGTTACTGCCGGTGAGCAGCAGCATTCCACCTGGGAACTCCTTGCTGAACATCGTGTTCCCGCTGTCCCTGCTGCGGCTAGGTGCGATCCGCTCCGCCAGCACCGGCGTATCGGTGATCATGCTCTCAAGGCGCTGCTTGCTCAGGCGCTTGGCCATCTCAACCGTGGGCTGCACCGCCAGCAGTGGGCCCGGCGCATGATGGATGACATAGCCGAGCCAGTTGCTACCGGCTTCGGTCTTGCCGGTCTGCGCTGCGAACATCATCACCACGCGCTGTACGGTGCTCCCTGTGCTCAGGCAGTCCATCGGCTCGCGCAGGTATGGCGTCCTGCTGGTGCGCCATGGGCCCGGCTCTGCGCTGGCCTTGCTGCTCAGCATCCGGTACTGATCGGCCCACTCGCTGACCGTCAGCTGCGCATCAGGTCGCAGGCCATCGAGGAATCCGCCGCGGTATGCGTTCATTCGCTCAGCTCCGACAGTGCCGCGCGGTGCTCCTGGCTAAGCAGTTCATGGATCACCACCGGATCCGTCTCGCCCGCCAGCTGATGGCTGAGTCGGTCCGCCAGGTTGGCCAGTGCTTCGCGGATGCTGCGCCCCAGCGCGAACGCCTCTTTCTTCACCTCATCGGCGCTGATCAGTTCGCGGCGTTGCTGGCTCACCTGCAGTTTGGCCAGCTCGGCCTGGTAGTGCTCACGCCTTGCGCGGCTTTCATTCAGGTCCGGGATCTCATCATCCGGCAGCGCATCCACCCGGCGCTTCAGCTCGCGTGGTGTTGGGTCCGCCGGTGGTGACACCTTGCTATTGGCTGTGGCTCTGGTGTTCTTGTTCCACAGCTCCAGCGCCAGATCACGGTCCAGCCACCGCTGGCCGTCCTTGTCAACGATGGCAGCAGCGATTCGGCTTTTGCTTGCGTGGGTAACCGCGCCTTTCGTGCAGCCCTTCAAGATCGCAAACTCAGCAAAGCTGACAAGCACGGGTAGTTTAATCACTAAACCAATGCTAAACCCTTGCTAAACCGCCTGCCCCCACTGCGCTGAGATCCCTTGCGGCGCAACGGTTTAGGCGGTTTGGTGTCTGGCGCTAGTTAAATGGCGCGATTTGAACTTACCCACGGCCATGCAATAACTGGGACCCGTTGCTTGCAATTACAAAAGCGTCAGTTGATTTAGCGTCGTATCTTTTTTATCAAGAACTTTTAAGATCAAACGCCAACGTTTGACTGAATAGAAACTTTGGCTTTTGTACCATGTAGCAGGATCATGGTCTCGCTTGCTTGTATTGCAGCGATGGCAAGCCGGCACAAGGTTAGTCAATACATGCGGGCCACCCTTGGATCGAGGAATGAAGTGATCAATGACAATACGATCAGCGCTACCGCAGTAACAGCAGTTGCTATCGAATGCCGCGAACTGCTGGCGCAATGCGTCTCGACGCAAGCGCACGGTATGATTCTGTCTATTCCTAGCCTTCTTCTCAGAGTTGCGCTGACGCTCATGGCTATTGAACTCAGGATCAGTCATATACTTCCATCGGAATGTCTCGGCAGACCAGTAGCGCTTATAAGCAATCTCAGCATCTGGATTTTCTTTCCAATATCTGCGCTGCTCAAGGTATACCAGCTTTGCGACTGATAAGGGTTGAGTGCCATTGCGCAACCAGCGCTGCAATGGCAGCGTTTCCTGTATTTGCTGAACGGTTGCTCCATTGGCTAACAGCTCTGCAACTGCCTTCCCATCGCAATTGGAGAATCCGTTGTCTTCAAGGAATCGATGGGGCAACCCATACTTAGACCTTGGCTCTCTGCCGTGCAGTGCGCGGCGACTGGCCTGATAGGCGGCTGCTTTGGCGTTAAATGTTTCTATGTCCGCCGCTCGCCTCTTGGCTTGTCTGTCTAATGCGTCAATGCGTGCGCAAATAATGCACAACTTATTCTTCCGCAAACGCAAGGTTTTGCCATTCCCGTAATCATGAGAGCGTTTGCACATGCGACCGAGATACCAAATCCCTGGATCGAAGGGAGCGCATGGCTGGGGGATTTCGTATGCTTGTCGCATCGCCTGTGCTGTCAGGTGGTCACGGCCTAGGCGGTTGCAGCCGCGCTAGGCCACCATCTTACCGCGACGCAAACACCAACCGTTTAAAGATCGACGGAAACTTTTCACTGAACTTCTTGGCCAAGATGTCGCGCACTGGGAATTGTGGCTCGTACCGCGGCTGGCGCGTGATGTGGAAGATCGTGTGAAAGCCCCGCGGCGGGCCTCCTCTGCCTGACCTTGCGCCAACGCGTGCGTAGATGCCACGCGGCAAGCCGCCTGGCGTACCAACAAAGAAATCAAACTCGCGCCGCTTGCGTTGCGAACGACGTGCGCCCGAGACATTCTGCGTTGCGCCTTGCTCCCGCAGGCCGCCGATGCGGCTGAGGATGCGCACCATGGTGGGGCCTGGTACGTTGCCGTATTGGTTCAACTTCAGCGGGTAGACGCCACCGTTCGGACGAGATTCGGCAGGGACGATGTACTCCCCTGCCCTTAGGACGCCCTTGGATTGCATTGCGGCTTCACTGCGCTTCTCGCTGCGCCTGCCACCGCCGACCATTGGCTGCAGATACTTTGCGGCAGCAGTGCCCTTAACTGCAGTGTCCTTGAAGCCAAAGCGTGCCGATAGGTCACCGGGCTTGGCCTTCTCCACAAACATGGAGTTAAGCGTCCACTTGGTTGGCTGATCGACGTATCGCG